AAACGTGGGATATCGCATCGGAAAAGAAGTGTTTTCGGACGAATACCTGGGATATGTCCGAACGAAACCGGAAGATGTTTACGGGATGCCGCTGGGAACGGTGGTGCTCGTGAAGGAGTGGGGGACGGAACGGCCCTACAGAATCGTGAGATGGGGAAAGCACAAGCGGAAACGCCTCCAGTATATGAGCTGGAAAGACTTCGCCGGGAGTGTCGCGAAAGAGTATTTACCCATTCGCAAGACACACAATTTGACATTCAGAACGCAGAAAAAAAGCCCGAGAGATTGACGGTCAGACGAGCTTTTTCAAGGTGAAGGCATTGGGTATGTCTTCATCTCGAGTTTAACAAAATCGAGAGGAGAAAACAAGATGAAGGAACTGAAAGTTAAGCTGACATTTGTCGAAAAAGTATTAGGAACGGCTTCCAACAATAAGGAGCTCCATGCGGATTATATCGCGTCAAATGCTCCCGATGCGAAGAGCAGAGCAGAAGAAATCGAGGCCATCGGAACCGATGAGTATCGGGAAAAGCAGATGACAGTTTTTCCCCGTGACAATGAAGGAAATCCCATCTTTTGGGACTATCAAATCAAAGGCTTTATGAAGGACTCATGCTCTGCGCTTCAGCGGTGTAAGGGCGAAGATATCAGCAAAGAGTCTTGTAAGTTGAAAGCTTACAAAAAGATTATAGATGGCTGCATCTTCGTTGAGCAGAGGCAGATTCCGATCGATATGCATGGAGGTGAAATCGGAAACCTCCAGCGTCCGCTTCGTGCTCAGACCGCACAGGGTGAGCGCATTGCTCTGGCGGATTCCGAAACGGTGCCTGAGGGGTCAACCATCGAGATCACGATCATCTGCCTGTCGGATGCATACGTTCCTGTTGTCAAGGAGTGGCTTGATTATGGTCGATTCAAAGGGATAGGCCAGTGGCGCAACGCCTCATTTGGCCGATTCCGGTATGAGCTTATCTGATTGCTACGGCATGGTCACGACCAGCCCGGTTATGCGATGGCATAGCACAGTGACGTCCTGCGATGGTGCGTGCAGATGAGCAGAGGTATAGAATGCCCAGCTATGCGATGGCGGAGCATTACATTGCAAATGATGGCAAGGGCAACGTGCTGGATTCCGAAGTTTTGCAGAGGCATGGTCATGCTGTGAACCCAAAGGCATCGCTATGGCAGGGTGCGGCACGGCGGTACGCAGTTAGGCAGAGCAATGGCATAGCATGGCGAGGCACAGCGAAGGTATGGCTTGGAGGGGCGTAGCAGTGGCCTAGCTTAGAGAGGTGGCGGCGTACGGCAACGGCATAGACAGGCCCAGTTTCGCAATGGAAATGCGAAGAAAAGATATGCAACGGCATAGCACGGAACGAATTGGCATCGCACTGATTAGCAACGGAATAGCATCGAAGAGATGGGGATGGTGATGCTATGCATAGATTAGCCACAACGAGCAGGGCAAAGGCAAAGAAGTGAATTGAGCCGCCATGGCAATCAGAGGCAAGTCGAAGGACTGTTTAGCTGTGGCATTGTTAAGAAAAGGATAGCAACGGCGTAGAGTAGCTCGGTATCGCAACGGCATTGCATAGACGCGCTACGTCACGAAGAGAAAAGGCAAAGCAGGGATAAGCACGGCAAAGGCATGGATACACGACGAAATGCGAAGGCATGGAAGCGTTCTGGACAGCATCGATATGGCAATGCTGGGCATGGATATGTAAGGAATTGGAACAAACAGAAGGGAGATACACGAATGAAGGCAATAATGGACACGTATTGGAACAGAAGTGATGTGAGAAACCTCTGTGTCCGCAATAACTGGTATACGGGTGGCGATAACAGAGAATATTCCTCGATGCTCGACTATGTCGAGAAGAATTCCGCCCCGTCGACCACAAACATGATGAAGGTAGCAAGGGATATTGCGGCGCACTCGAGCGACCTCGACCCCGACAACATCGAACACGTTTGCTACATTATGAAGGAGCTGGAGAGAAACTGCATTAAGCGGTTTTTCTTCCTGACAAAAGAGGAGGGAGATGCATGGCCATGGCAGTGATGTGGAGCAATGACCCGATTCGGGATGCGGCGAGATATTACGATGATTTGGAAGAGGCAGAACGGCAATACCGTCATTGTTACGGATGCGGAAATGCGTTTTTTGATGGCGACACGGCCTACGAACTGGAAGGCTGCGAATACTGCGCTGAGTGCATTAAGGAGGAAATCGGAAAGGTGGTTCACTACGATGACTAATTCCGAACGTATAACCGCGATTTATGGCCGTATGGATGATATTCTCGGGCGGTCGGCGGATAACCCAATCTATGACGAGAAGGATAGCCGCAGCCTGCTGAACTACTTGCAGGCCGTGAGGATCCTGGAAGAGATCCGGGAGAAGAGAAAGAAAAAGGAGGAATGATCATGGGAAACGTGATCGGAGTGATGGGTGAGAGCGGTTCCGGCAAGACAACGAGCCTTGAGACCCTCGACCCGAAATCGACGTTTATCGTCAATTCCGATAAGAAGCGGTTACCGTTTCCGAAAAAACTGAGGGAACAGTATTCGGAGGAGAACAAGAACTACTATGTTACCGACAATCAGGCCGTCGTGCTCGGGATCCTCAAGAAGATTAACGAGGCCGAACATCTCAAGCACATCAAGGTGCTGGTGATCGACACGATCAACGGGATCATGGTGGCGGATGAAGCAAGGCGACGGAAGGAAAAGAACTACGATAAGTGGGCGGATATGGCATGGGCCATCTACGACATTATCGACGAGGCATTGAAGACACGGGATGATCTGACCGTGATCCTCATGGCCCACGTGCAGCTTGACCGTGATGACGACGGGTACAAATTCGCTCACATCAAAACCAGCGGAAAGAAGCTGGACAAGATCGGGATCGAAACCAAGCTGACCACCGTACTGTATTCCAAGGCAAAACCAGAAGGGGACAGCGTGAAGTATATGTTTGAGACCAGGGCGATCAATTCCACGGCGAAAACGCCGAAAGGAGTGTTTGATTCGTTGGAGATTCCGAATGATATGGCGATGGTTCTGAAGAAGTTGGAGGAGTATTGATGGGGATTACTGATAAGTTTAATGAGGTCAAACCAATAGAGACGCATTACAACGGATACCGTTTTAGAAGCAGATTAGAAGCAAGGTGGGCAGTTTTTTTCGATGCGCTGGGCGTGAAATACGAATACGAACCAGAGGGATACACACTTTCAGACGGACAAAGTTACTTACCAGACTTTTATTTGAGAAGCTTAAACATATATGTCGAAGTCAAGCATGTCGATGCTTTTGAAATAAAACATGAAGATGAAACGCATGTATCATTTGACAATAAAAAATATGGTTTATTCATGCATGATTTTACAGAAAAAGAGCATGGAGTATGGTTTGTGTTTGGAGATCCGTATGATGCGCTTTTGTTTGAACACGGAGGAAATGGAAGTAACGAATTGTTTTGCAAAAGTGAATGCATAAACAAAGCATTACGGATGAGCGAGTGTGTACATAACGGCAATAAAGAAGATCCTTCAAAATGTACGTTTGGCTCACAGCTCGCAAGCGGCCATTTATTAGCCATATCTAATGAATACGTAATATGGGCAAATGATCAATTCGTTCCTCTTGCGGCAAAAGCAATTCCTTATATTTTATTTGAAGACGAAGACAACAAAAAACTCCAAAACGAACTTAAAGAAGTTGTATTAAATACCATAAATGCTTGCAAAAAGCCCGTCAAGCTCGTTTTGAACACGGCGAAAAAGGAGGTGTGTAAATGGGAATAATTTCTGATAGATGTGCCAGAGAATTAGATGAAATAACGAGAAACGCACCAAAAATAGACTCAGAATCCTACGAAAAAGCATTTAATGATGTTTTTGATTCATTGGGCGAAGACGTTCAAAACAATCATTCCGATGAAGTGGATGCCGCTATTTTTATCGCTTCTGCAATTCATGAACTTGCTTATATGCTGAATGAACATTTAACAGAATACACAAGAATCAAAGTAGAAGAAAAATACAAGGAGGACTAAACAATGTCATTACCAACCTACAACCGCAACAACCGCAGGAAATCATTCAGCCAGCTTCCGAAAGGTGCCTACGTCGTTAAGATCATCGGCGCGGAGCTGGCAAAGTGGCCGTCGGGAGACGAATACATCAAGATTGGATTCGATATCGCCGAGGGCGAATACAAGGACTTCTATACCAAGCAGTACAAGGCAGCTCCCGAACCGACGGACTGCAAGAAAAAGGTATGGCCGTATGATGCGGTGTTCAACCTCGATGTTCCGACGGATGCATCACAGGATTACGTCAAACAGAATTACGACACATTCTTCGCGGATCTGGAAGATTCAAACGGCGGTTTCGTATTCGACGGCGACCTCAAGAAGCTGAAGGGCAAGGTAATCGGCGGCAAATTCCACAACAGGCAGTCGGAAAACAACGGGAACGTCTACGACCACATCGTCATGAAATGGACTTGTGTGGCCGATGATGTCAGATCCGGAAATCCCGGCAAGATGCCAAACGACAAGCTGATCGGTAGCGGACAGGCTTCCGGCAATTCCTCGGGAGATGACGACTTCATGAACGTCGGTAACGGCATCGAAGATGAAGTCCCGTTTCTGTAAATGACAGCGAAGGAGATCGACAGCGTACTGGAAACATTTGAAATCGTGGTCGACACCAGAGAGCAGAACACGCCGAGGTCGCGGAAGAGATTCCGTAGCTTCGGCGTACCCTACACACGGGCCACACTCGACTACGGCGACTACTGCGGACAGGTTACGCTGCCAAACGGGGAGAAAATCAATGTTCCGCAAGAGGACGGGCGGATCCATCCGATTTGTTCCGTCGAGCGAAAAATGGATCTTGATGAACTGGCGGGTAACATCACGAATGGGCGGAAGAGATTCGAGCGCGAATTCAAACGGGCAGCGGACGCAGGGGCCAAGGTGTTCCTCCTGGTCGAAAACTCTTCCCTCGACATGATCCTCCGCCATGACTACAAGAGTAGGATCAACGCCAACTCCTTCTTTGGAACGATCATCGCCTGGATGGTGAGGGGATTCTTTATCCCGATATTCTGTCCCGCGGAGAGGTCGGGAATGATCATTGCCGATATTCTCCGCAAGGACATAAAGGAAAGGTTAATGAAAGGTGAGTACGGATAAAGGATATGTAAAAGTGTATAGAGACATCCGCAATCACTGGTTATGGAAAGATAAACCGTTTTCAAAAGGTCAGGCATGGATTGATCTTTTAATGATGGTCAATCATAAAGATAAAAAACTGGTGATTGATAACGGTGTTTATATCTGCAAGAGAGGCACGACAGTCACTAGTCTGCGGAAGCTGGCAGAGCAATGGGGATGGAGTACGGGGAAGACAGACAGGTTTCTAAAATTGCTTAAATCTGACGGCATGATAACAGAAAAACGAAACAGTCGGCGAACCGTCGTAACCGTAGTAAATTACGGGGCTTACCAGCAATCGGCGAACACCAAACGAGACAGTAACGAGACACTGACGGAACAGTCGCGGAACACTGACGAAAACAAACAAGACATTATAGAAGACACTATAGAAGACACTAAGAAAAAAATAGACCCCCTTGCGGGGGAAATTCAAGGCGATGAACCCACATATTCGGACGAGGAGGGCTGGCAAGATCCATGAGCAGCATATACACATTTGATCCGAGTGATGCGGAAAGATTCGCAAGGGAGCAAGGGGTTCGGGTGCGGAAACGAGGGAACGAACTGCAATTCAGTCAATGCCCATATTGCCGGAACAACACGGACGATAAAAACACGTTCGCGATCAATCTGACCACAGGACAGTTTAAGTGCCTGCGGGCCACGTGCGGAGCTCACGGAAACATGATCACGCTCTCCAGGGACTTTGATTTTTCCCTCGGGAGCATGGTCGATGAATATTTCAACTCCAAGAAGCGGTTCAGACAGATTCATCGAAAAGGGTATCCGGTGCCCACGCCGTCGGCCATC